CCTAAAGGGAGATGTCCTGCAGGACGAGGGCGCGTAGTAGAGTGTCCTGAATATCAAGCAGCGTGATACCTTGACTGCCCCTTTTGAGAAGGCATGGGCTTTGCTGAAGCGCGAAGAGCCCATTGAGCGTGACACCCTGAAAGAGGTCAAACGTCTACGGCGCGACATGGGTAAACTTATTCGAGTGAAGAAGCGTGGCAAGGCTGAGGCGCGGCCATGAACAGTACTGGGGACCCGATGCCTCTGAATCATTGTGGGTTGTTTTGGTATGGCGGTAGATAAGGACAAGAAGAAGAAACACGGCCTTGTCATGGTCATCGCTGTAGGTGGTAAACCACCTAAGAAACCTGAGAAGACTGCAGATGTGCAGAAAGCAGCAGGGCGACGTGGCGGCTCACCAGTTGGTGGTGGTGCCTCAACAGGTAGTCGACGTGGTACAAGACACGCAGAACGAGAAACTCCTCCTGAAAAGCCTCCAGTCCCCCCTTCTTCTGAGCAAGATATTCCCCCTCATCGTCGTCCCCCCTTCGAGCAAAAGGGGCCATTCGCTGGGGTAGGTGTAAGAGCAGGGCACGGTATCCCAAGTAACCCGCCCCCTTACAGAAGCAGTACATCAGGAGAAGAAGACGAGACTCCTGTTAGTAGAAGACCAAAGAATGAGATGAGAGAATTGCGAATAAAGGACGCAGAAGAGAGGGCAAAGGAAGGAAGAAAAGATATGAGATTCTTATGGGAAGACCAGCCGGTTGCCACTGGTGAACCAATGGACACGTCCTTTGATGCATTGAAATCTCTGGTGCGCGACATGTCGCCTGCATCACATAGGCATAAACTGGCCTACGATAGTAAATATGAACAGTCGCCTAAACGCGTGAAATACCGTGAAGAACTCAACCGAGAGCGACGCAGGCGTGGTATATATGGTCGTGGAGGACCAGATGTTAGCCACACTCGGCATCATAAGTTGGTTCTTGAGAGCCCGCACACTAATAGAGGCCGAAACAAGCCCGGGCATAGTTTGAAACCAGATTGATAAGAGGAGGACTCATTCCTCTTCTGTTAGGCTCTGCTTTGGCGTTTCTTTTTGGGTGGCTCTTAGGCAGGACATACACTTACGGAATCCATTTCGTGCGAGATTGAAGCAGGTCCCTTTAGAGCACAGTCTAATTAGGCTCCCCCCTACGCCCGATGATATCATCGATGCGAAGAATTGAGGTCGCGACTTCTGTAGCAGAACTAATCACTTGGTGGACAAGAGAGGCTGGCTCATAGACGCCGTGTTCACTCGTATCACACACTGTCCCTATATCGTCCTCATTAATGTACAACCCATGGTTCTCTGGGCAGGAGCGAAGTTCCATCACTACATCAAGTGGGTCCATACCTGCATTAGCAGCGATGGCGGCTGGGATAATCTCTAATGAGTCAGCATAGGCTTCCAAGCACATACGTTCGCGCGCACTCAAGCCACTTTCTTTGGAGGCGTGAGCACGTACACCCATAGAGGCCTTAGAGAAGGATGCCCCTCCTCCCGGGTAGGCTCTCCCGTCCTTAAGGACAAGGCAAGCAACTCCAAGAGCGTCCTCGAAAGCGCGCTCGTATTCATCGAGCGTTTGTCGAGTTGCGCCGCGAACCAGTAGAGTCACTACAGAAGCGTCTGGTGAACTCACAGCAACGTAATCAAGGTCGTTTATGCGGCAAGTAGATACTTCCCCATTGAACGTGAACTCGTCTCCTTCTTCGATATCAACAACACGATGATAGATAGGTAATCCAGTGATGCGTGAAAGTGCTTCCATGTCTCCTTGTTGAAGTCGGCTAACGACAGCAATGCCCTTGTTGCCAAGATAATTGGCTACTGCTTCATGGACACCGTCTCTGACAAATACTACTCCTTGCTCTAATGCTCCTGCTACCATGCTTGCTACTTCGCTCAGTATCTGCATTTCTTGTTCCTTGAGAGCGCGCATCTCTTCAGCGCTGGAGACTTGCATTTGGACTTCTTTGAAGTCGAATCCTTCCAGACCGCCATTGAGTAAGAGTATATTACTGTCCTTGAAAGACGAGATGTCCATTTTAGTAGAGAAAGTCTTACTCAGAATAAGTCCTTCTTGTAGATAAGAGTCCTCAATAGAACCGCCTGCTTGGGTTAGAATGCGAATGCGGTCAAGGTCACCATCCACTGCTTTTGCTGCTTTCACACACAGTCCAGCAGCGGCCTCTAAATGACTCTCAGCCGCTTTTCCTCTTAATGCGGTTTGTGCGACATTCATCTCCACATCAGGTACAGCAGTGTGCGCTTCTGGTAGAGACTCAAGAGCCATTTGTGAAGCAGTATGGAAACTGCGAACAATGGTACGTGGGTGTATCCCTCTCATAAGTAGACCTTCGCTGAGTGCTAACATCTGCCCAGCGAGTACTACCACACTGGTTGTCCCATCTTTACACTCTGCCTCTTGGGTCTTAGAGGCTTCAACTACCATCTTAGCGCCCGGGTGCTCAACATCCAATTCGCGTAAGATTGTAGCACCGTCATTTGTCACCAATGTGTGCTTACCATCAGTGAGCATCTTATCCATCCCTGCAGGCCCAAGAGTGGACCTCACACTCTCTGCTACATTAACCGCAGCGCGTATATTATTCAGTTGTGCCTCTCTTCCAGTACTTCTTTCGTCAGTCATTCCATTCTACCTCCACTTCTATAATATCGCCAGACTTCATATCTCGCGTCTTAATAATACCATCCGCGCGCCCTGCGTTCCATAACTCATAGACCAGTTTACAATCATCTACGCAGTACTTGGCTACTTTCTCGTATTCCCCGTTACGCCAAGCGATAGGAGCAGACATACTATCCATACCCCCCTTACCTTGACCTAAAGTGTGTTTACACACATCATCTAAGGGGATTCTATTACCTATGGTTGAACTGAGGACACGCGCAGTATCAATGACCGCGTCCCTCTTCCCCATTAGTACTCCCGCGTAGTGGCAATCTAACGCGTTCTTGAGAATCGGTAAATCGAAAGTCAATAAGTTGTGTCCTATGATTTTACCCCCCTTCTCTACGTGCTTTTCGAGATGTTCTCCGAGGTCGCGTGGGTGTAAAGGGTGTACATGGATATCATCGAAAGAAACATCTTCATTTGTGAAAACATGAGAGTCGTTCCCATCCCATGTTGCTACAACAACAGGTTCGAAAAGGGCAGTCTTGTTCCACCCTCCTATCTCCCAAGAGTAGTTCCCAGTCTCAATATCCAATGCCATTAGGTCAGTCATTCTTTCCACCGCCACTCCAACGCAGATATTTCACGTTCTTGGACGTTACCTCATGGAAATATCGTTGCCCCATTTCTCTATAATGATTGTAAACGACAGGGCGTGACTTGTCCTGTTTCTTACCATACTGCGTGAGCACATTAGTTTTAGGTGCCCATTCGCCTTGCTTGCCTTCTATTTCAATAGTGGTTGAAGCCTCATAAGCGTCTCTCCAAGCCTGTTTCTTCGCCACTTTGGCGGCAGTGGCGGTACCCACTTCGACTTCTTCTTCGAGCCAGACTACCAGTTGCTCATACACATCATAGATGATTTCGGTAGCCATTTCTACGTGGTCCCCGGTAATGATGAATTCATCTTTGTCTTGACTGACAATCTCCAAGATACCGAGGTGCACTGCGAACAATACAGTATAGTTCAATATGTTAGGAATGAAGGAACAAACTACGTTGGACATCCCTTTATCCATACCGCGTATAAGGGTGTAATATGTATCTACTGAGTCATCCAGACATACCCAGAAATCAGGGCTGATTTCGAACATTTCATGCATGGCTTGGCGAGCAACCTCTTCCTTTTCCTTGTCGTTCTTCTCTACCCAATCGGCTGCGCTCGTACCAGTGAGTTTCAATAATCGTTGTTCTATTTTGGTGCGCGTGTCTTTGAAATGCTGAGCAAGGGTATCCAGTGGTTCCTTATCACTCACCATGTCCTTGAATACCCCAGACATGCGTTTCTCGGAAACGTGTTGACGCATATCCTCAGACCATGGGGAATAGAACAGTAATACTCGCTGGAACAACCCCTTTGTCAAAACATATTCCTTCACACCCGCGGGTGGGAAAGTAGTAATCCAGAAAGATACGCGCGACTCTGTTTCTATGGTACCGTGCTTCATGTGCTTAGTAAGAGTATTACTGTGCGAACCAATAGGGTTCATTGCTTGCTGTAGATAGAGAATAACTTCACTGAAGAACTGTTTCGGGTTGGCCTGTAATAAGATACTCCCTTCATCGAAATTCAAACATTTCCCGCCAGCGAGTAAACCGGGGTTCTGTATGATTGTGAAACTCCCATCGTCTTCTTTCACACTCTCGAATGAACCAATCAACGCGGCGTCTGTGCCAGTAGTGAACATATCTATAGGGAGGTCAGCCAGTTTGGCTATTTCCCCTATGAACTCCCAAGCGATTGTCTTACCAGTTCTCGTGGGCTGTATCCAGAAAACATGTATTCGTGGGTCTAATGCGGATGCCCAAACTGGGACGCGCACCGTGTCCACAAGGGCTTGCCCTTGCAGATAGAAGAAAGAGAGTAGTCCTGCTTTTTCGTTGAAGAAAGAGGTTGTCTGGAATCGCTCAACGTATGATTTCAGTAATGGATATTCTAACACCGCGCGATATTTGTCCCATGTTCGGGTCTTCCCTTCTGCCACAAAGACCCCTGAGAGAAGAAGGCTAATTAAGGTATTGTCTGAACATCTTGACAAGACTCAAGATTATCGAGACTGTGTGCGTTCATATTTCACTGGTTCTTCACTGGTGAAGGCCTCGATGATGCGCTTTCGAATCACAGGTCCCAGTCCTCTCACTTGCTTGAGGCAGTCTATACATGCGACCTCTTCTACGCAACCACAGGCTTCAAGGATACGCTCAACCAATTCTGGACCTACTCCCGGGATAGTGAGTAGCATGTCTACTCTGACATCATTCGTTGAGACACGACGCACTGCCTGAGCACCATGTCGTGATGCTGGCTTGAAGGACTTCTCATGTAATGAGACAAGGAAATGGGATGCTTCTGTCAAATCTGGTGCTCTGTATATGAGGCACCCGAAATCAGCCACGACGCGTGCCAGACCCCCAGATAGTTGCTTCAAGGCCATTGGGACTGAAAGAGTACCACCTCTACTCTTGACTTGTTTAACGTAACCGGGCACACTGCCCCAAACTAAAAGCCCAAAGAAATCAGCATTGGCGTCCATATTGTCTAATTGTCGCATTAGATGCCCGCTACGTTGAGACTCAAAGAAATCACCCACGGTCTTGGCCTCTATCGGCCATTCCCCACACTGGTAATCACCAATAATGAGACGCCTTTCCTCGATGGGGACAGTAGGACGTTTCTGTTGTGCGCGTCGTTTCACAGCGTCTGGCAGTGAGCCACGCTCATTGCTATCTATCACAAGAGGGTTCATTTCTTCTTCACCCATATTGTGGATTTAGTGCTGCTTTTCTTAGTCACTCCTTTGTGTTGCCCTAACGCGTGCCCTATGAAATGAGTTGAGGGTATGTAGTGCTTAGGGACTGTATCCATATCGAATAGTAAGTCTCTGATGTGTCTGGATGTGAACTCACTACCATTTTCAAGTTGAGAGACTGCTTCTTCTACCATCTGTAATTTTCGATTAGTTGCATACCTTCTCCCCATCACAAATCCCCTGTCCCGTCATGGAATTGGCATTTTCCCAAACATAGACCATGGTCATGAATCCAACTACAACGCATAGTGTACCCTTTCTCTATGATGCTACGAGTATGGTACATAGTTGTGGCTTCATCATAATCTGCCCACTTGAGAGTCCCAATGAAATCTGTCACTCTATCCACATGCTTCTTTCTCATCTGTGCAGTTGTGCGCTCCACTGGTAAGAAATTTCTCAGACGCGCAGCGAGCCACGCAACTAAAGCGAACCGCGCTTCGTGCGGTGGGTTGCTCCCCACTTGACATGCCGCTGATTCCACACAAGGTAAGATGATGATTGAATCCATGCTCACAGTCTCGAAATGGACAGGTTCACTGTTCTGATTGAATCTTTGTTCCCTGATACTTTCTACAGGCAAATCTACACCTACGTTGCCGTATGGGAATGCACCTTTACGCTGCTCTGATGCTTTCTCACATATAGACTCATAATCATCATTGAGTATTTCCTCACTACTGAGAGGAATACTCCATCTCTGAGCATGTTCCTTAGCATTGTAAGAGTTAGGGATACGAATCAATCGAGCCATATCGAATGGTACAGTGGGGTCAAGGCAAGTAAGGTTGAGTGCTTCTTTCCATTCATTCACTAATTTGCGTCCCGCTGCTTTGATTACAGACATTTCGCGACCCCCTGCAGGATGGTGCACTGGCCAAAGTCTGACCCATACATGGAAACCGTTCCCGCTGAACCATACTCCATGATGTATGTCTTTCCTCATCAACATCTGATGCAGTGCGCGTACCTGTGAAAGGACAATGTCACCATCTACATCTACCACCTCTCCCTTAATGCGGGCTTTCTTATCGAAGTCCAATACAAAATGGCGCACAATTGCAGTAGTATACTCTCCGCGCTTCTTGTTTGGCCTCAATCCCCTGAAGCCATAAACTGAGGTGTACGCGCATTTAGCGTTACCCAGACCCTTCCAATAGTCCTCCAGTGCGCGGCGGGTATTCACAACCTTACGAAAAATACCTACTTCACGTGGAAAGTCGAACGAGAGTAATTCACTCATAGTTATCTTTCTCCGTTACCTTGACCAAACGGAAGAGTCTCTTGCGCAAAGTCTGGTTCACTATGTTGAACATCTGTATCTCATCCATTTCGTTCCAGTCTTCAGTAACGGTGATGAGAATACGTCCATCTTCATCACAGTCAATGGAGAAATAGCGACCTACTTTGATTGGGGCTTGAGTTACAAATATCCCCCTAACTGGGTATTCAGGAGCATCACTTTCATCGAAAAGGACATCTCTAATGTAGAGTGAAAGAATGCGAGTGAAAGCATTTACTCGTGGGTGGAACCTACTCAACATATCTATGTCCCCCCATCGATAGCATAACGAGGGCAATGAGGCATATAATCACAATATCCACATTTGAAATCCGCCTTGGTGGTTTCGAATTCTCCTTTCACATACGCTTTGACTAACTTATTTAGAGTAGTCAGCATTGCTCTATGACTGACTTTCTTGACTTCTTCACAATCCCAATGGTCAGCATTAGAGAATCTCCAACTCCAGTGAGTGACAGGCGCATCTATTGAGTTCCCTTTCAGTACCTCATTACTGGTATTCTCTATGAGGTATCGATAGTAAGCCATCTCAGACCGCATGTCGCTTCTCTTAGCATCGCGCCATTTACCGGTTTTGAGTTCCATGAGTTCCAAACCGCCGCCAGTGCCTTTGAAAACGCGGTCTATCTCACCAACCAGACGAACGGGGACCAGAGTCCCATCCAACTCTACATTTATGGTAGTCTCAAGACGCACCTCATTCCCCACTGGGAGAAAGAGTTCAATTTCATTGCTGTCGAGAACGGATAAGCGCTGCACTTCGAAATTCAAAAGCCACTCTTTGTTGAGATTGTACTCTTTCTCATAGAACGGCTGGTCAGCACTATCTTTTCTGCGCGCGGCTATTACTTCACCATCCGGTGGCCACAGGCGCTCTAATGTGTCATACGCGGCCTTCGGCTTATTCGCCTTGACCGCCGCGTGGGCTGCTTTGATGGATTCGAAGTCCCCCTTCGCATTTTCATAGAATATCTCTGTCCCTTTATGCACATCACTGCCTATAATGAGGTAGTCTTTCGGCTCTTCCTCTATCTCAATAGTCTTGCTCAACCATAATTGCTGAGGGCACCACTTGAATGTAGATAGACTACTCTTACTGATTCTAATGATGCACTCCTTCCCCATCTCTGGGGTCCACGCATAACTTGTGCCGTCAATTACCCTCATTCAATGTCCAACCACTCAGTCAGTTTTCGCTGCTCTGGGTCATTTGGGTCCATTCGCTTCACTGTCAAGTTCACGTATTCCCCTCTGTCGTTCACAGGCGCGCTACATTCTTTGCATATTTTTTCATTCATTTCTTTTCCTCCTTTTTTTCCTTATTGGAATCAGATGTGTTTTCCTCAATCTCATTAGTGAAAAGAGCCATGGCGTTACACGATGAGCAATGTAGATTGGCGACTATACCTTCACCATCCATACCATAGTCTTCACGTGTGTGGTCTCCTCCCCATATCATTCTACCGCCGCAGAACCAACATGTCGTCATAGTATCACCAGTACCTCCTTGCTCTCACTTCGCCCACTGCTGCTCCGACGTCCCAACCCAGTGTAGTGAATGCTGATGTAATGACTGCTCGAATCATCTTGTTCACAATCGTATCATTATCGAGAGGGAGATGAGATATGTCTTCCGCCTCATGATATGCTACAACGTCAGTGGGAGGAAGATTGCGTGGTATGTCAGTCACATATGTCCATTTCACATTGTCACCTTTACCAAACTCTTCTTCTCGACTGCGCGCGATGTGGTTATTGTAGAAGGCGGCTGCCTTCGATGCTCCGCTGAGAGTCTTATATTCCTCAATCGGCATTGAAAGACGAGTGGTCTTGCTGATTTCTTTCAGTTCGACGGTTTTGTCTTTGATTGCGTTCACATGAGTTAGAATGTGAGAGCGAACTTTCTGCTCATCTACTCCATCGCAAATCATAGCGAACACTTCTCGTTGTAATTTCTTAGAAAGAGGCGCAGCACTACTCGCTTTCATTTCGAAACCGGCTACTTTGAGTTTACCTGAGTCTTCTTCGGGCCAGTCTACTTTACCCACGTATCGATTCTTTTTGACTAACAACCAACGTGACATCCATGTCTCTAATTCTGCTATGAGTTGCTCATTCCCTGTGACTCGTTGTACCTCATCAGTGATTTTAGAAGCGACCTCTTGGGCTTCTTCTACAGACGCCACTTTAACAAAAGCACTGTCAGTGTGCCCATAAAGGGTCTCATACCCTTCACGCGCAGCCACATCAGCGAGTAATTTGATACAGCGGCGTCCTTCACTTGTGATGGCTGTAGCGATATCAGGGTCCGCCCAGCCAAATCCAATGTGAGCAGTCATACCATACAACGATGCCATCACACGTTTAACGGCAGACTGAGTGGTGTTCCACGCACTTCTTTCTTCTGCGCTCTTAGCGTTCTTCATGTGTGATTTACATATAGCCCGATATTCGAATAGATAATCTACCACTTGGGGTAGAAGACCTTTCTCTGTTTGGTCCCAATAGGTACCATTTGAGAGCATCTTGATACCGGGCCCCGGCCCTTCTCTTTTCGTCTCATAGGAGAGATTGTGCCCTGTTATGAGTGAGGGGTACAGGCCCTTGTAATCCAGAATGGCTACTCCTTCATGAAGACCTGTCACCAGTTCCAGACCGACCTCGGCACCTTGTAACTTGAAATCCTCATCAGGACGATAGCGCGTATTTACCTTTCTATCGGTGCGACGATGTAGCAAACCGCGTGCAAAGTTTGTCACGTTGGCTGCTGACTCTATGCTCACACCACAGAGGCGAACCATCTCTACATAGAAGTCAGTGACATTTCTCGATTCGTCAATTCCTCGAAGCAGGACAGTATCCAAAAGACAGTAGTCAACAAACTCTGTCCAGTATTCACGCCACCCATTGTGTATATCCATACCTTCTATCTCTTCAGTAAGTTTGGAACCAAGTCCCAGTTCCTCTGCTATGTCATTGAGTTTCAATGAAGGGAGTTGCCCACCACCACTGTCTTTCCACACTCGTTCGAATCCGCTCCCTGAGCGTGCCGGTGCCGCGGTATCGAACTGCCAGCGACCTACTATAGGTTGGTCAGTGTAGTCATAGCGGTCTTCACCGCGCTTGACACGACGAATCTGCCCCACAGGGCTCATCCTCTCAGGTCGGTCAATGCGCTCTATAAGGTGAGGTATATCGAAGAATGTCCCTGCGTGAGCGATAAGCATGTCAGGGTCACGTTCCTGCAGGAAATCGATGAAGTTCTCATGTAGTTGTCTCTCACTGAAGCAAAGATGTAGTTCATATTCAACGTCGCGCACCTTCCTTTGGATTAATTCTCTACTTCTACCTGTGAGCGGATAAGGACAATTGGTGCTCTCGTCAGCCCAAGCGAACACTACAGGGGTGTCGAGGTCGCTGTCGATGATAGCGATGACCGTAGTGAATGAATCGTCTCCAGTGTCACACTCTATGTCATACCACCACTTGCGCGGCTTCCATGTTGGCATCTCCTGAATGCTGTCAATAAGCCATCTATCCTTGAATCTCAAATCTGCCTCATATGTGCTATTGAGCATCTGTCGCATTTTTGGTAAATCGCCCGGATGGCGTGCGAATATCTTGCGCAGTTCAGTGCCATCCATCGCGTGATACACAGTATCAGGCTCGACACTTGACCCTCTGAACTGCTCAAGTATCCTCTCTACCCTATACCCTTTTTCAACTACGTCGCGCGGGACGTAGAAGTATGGTTTGAAAGACTGGTCGTGTTGTTCTACGACTTCACCATTCTCATCACGGTGACGTGCGTAGACGTGGATATCACCATTCTGGGTATAGGTATCAACAATCATTCATACACCCATTCCTCGTAAACACATTCATCTGTCTCGACGCTCGTTATCAGTTTAGACAGGTACATCTGACGTAGATTCTTCAGAGTCCACCTCGGTGGCACTTTCATATGCTCTCATCTCCATTTGTGTAGAGCGCGGGCTCCATTGAGTACAAGCGGTATCGAGAGGTTATCTCTTCTCCACCTTTGATGTCTCGAATGGCCCTCAATCTAATATAGCGACCATCATCATATGTTTCAGCATTAGGGTTTTCTTCAGAATGATTATAGAAGCCACCCAGTGGTGTTCTGATGACGCCAGTAGGGAATTGTGCATCTCTCACGTGAGTGATTCCAAATGCGTGCCCTTTGGGGAACCCCTTGAGCGTGAACAGGCCAAGACCATGGACCTTTGAAGGTAAGATGGTCAGCCCCTCTGGTAGTGGGTGCCATGTCATTCCTCTCCAGCCTCCTTGAGTTTCTTGCGACGTGTCTCCCAACCCTTTCGGGCAGCAGCACGACGCTTCTCTTTCTCCTTGAGATAATTATCAGTCATCTGCGCCCCTCCTGTTCAGGCACTACCATCAGCATCCCTACCTCATCGTGGTGTAAGATAAGAGGAGAGTCCTCCCCGGTAAAGATGGATACGCGACCCTCTGGAAGTGCTCCCAGAAGCGTGATGAGCCATGGCCCATAGAGAGACGTTGCTTGCCCGTCGCCTGACCCATCATTGGTCTCGATAACGTGGGACATAGTGACACTGTGGTCACTCCCCGCGCTGAACACAAGTTCATTATCTGCTGGTACGAGAGACACTTTGATAGAACCAAGTTTCCCAGCCACTTTCGACATGTTCCTCACTGGTATGAGGTCTTCAGAATCGATTGCAGCATAGGCTCCCAGTGTGCGCCCAGACCATGTCTTGAATGAGTCCTGCTGCGCTTCTCTAACCACAGCCTCCGCGCGCTCCAGACTCAATGCTGAACGAATATACTCAGTGTTGGCAAAAGTGGCAGATGAAGAGCCACAGTGGGCGCGGAAGGGTTGCCCCTCTACTTGTGAAATGAGCACCTTGTCACTCTTCATGGACTTCACAAAGACAATCAAACGAGGCATATCACTCACTACGAAAGAGCCTGCTTGATGTACAGTGGCTACTATGCGGTTGCGGATGTAGTAGTTGGGTAGTGCCACAGATGCCTCAGTAATCGAGCCGCGCACCTCTCCTTTGAGGTCGAGTGCTTCTTTCCCGAAAGACTGCAAGAACTGCAGGAAGTGCTTCCTGTTCATCTCTGCTCTCATATCGGTCCTAACTCCTGTCCATAATCAAGCATCATTATTGTGGCACATTCGGGGCATATGGGGCAGCCATCTATCTGTGGCTTACTCTCTCCGAATTGATACCCGCACACTGCCTCTCTCGCACTCCCTATGATTGCGTGTATGAAACGCTTATTCTCACTCACAAGAGGCCCTCGCGCAGTTCACTTAGGCCATACCACTCTGCAGGCTCTGACGCGCGAGTGACAGCCACTACTCGTCGTTGGCCTTGTAGATTGATGTTGGTCTTAGATTTGTAGAATTCAGCCTCGTATCGAGTCTCTCCTGTTGGTTGTCCATCATCATCTCTTCCTGTCACTTTATGCATCCAGATGATTTGATTCAGGTAGTTATTCGTTTGCTTCTCCCAGTCAGGGCGATGCTTGCCTGTTTCCTTGTTGTTCTCATATTCCACATTGAGATGAGTCTCCCAATATACTCGTACACCAAGAGTCATCAGTCGTCGGCAAATGGCAGTCAACTGATGGAAACGTGTGCTGCGTATCTGCCAATTCCATCGGTTACCAACCAGTTTCTGTGGGTTCACTACAGCAGCGATACCATCAGGTGCAGCATCGAGGTCAATGATTTTCATACAGTTCGTAGCAACAGAGTTCCATAGGTCCAGCGCGGTGACCAATAGGCTATGCAGACGCGGACCATCGTAGTTCTCCTTACTCTGCTTCTCGGCCCAGTCAATAGCCGCACGTCCAATTTCCATAACTCGGTTGTGGGTCTCTGGGTAGTCGTATGCAGTGCGGTCTCCTGTCTGCATCACCCATGGGCTCAACACTCTGATGTTACTCAAACGATTACGGTGATACGCGCTCCGTATAGCGGCAGC